ATGATTTATAAAATATCATAAATGATTTATAAAATATCATAAATGATTTATAAAATATCATAAATGATTTATAAAATATCATAAATGATTTATAAAATATTATAAATGATTTAAGAATTTATAATAAAAAGAATAATATTTATTTTTTGATATTTTTGAGAAGATAATAATTTTATAACAATATTAATAAATTTTATTAAATCATTTATTATTTTATTAATGATTTACTTTTCAATTGATTTCGTTTGGTCTGTTTCTGTAAAATAATAGTTGTTTTTGTACTAATTAATAAAAAGTCATTTAAAATTTGAATGATTAAAGTAAGAATCTACTTTATTATGAAAATAATTAACCAAATGCATGTATAAGTTGAAAATTAATAAAATGAAATAAATAATTATGTAGGATTAGTTCTGAAGGAACTTATCTTGAAGAGATTAAATGATTTAACAAAAAGAACATAATTATTTAAATAAATAGTGAATAAATAGTGAATAAATTGTGCAAGAAATATGAAATTTTTTTTATTAGAAAATAAACTTTTTATACAAATTTTATGAAAAAAAATGATTTTTTAAATAAAGAATTGATATATGAATTTATGGAATATTTCCCTCATTTTTGAATATATTACTATTTTTACAAATTCTGATATTTTTATAGAAAAAATAGAAGCATGAAATTACTGAGTTTTTCACTATAAAAATATATTCTAATGTTTTTCAAAATTTCATAAAAAGTGCTAGAATATTCAAAAATAGAGGATTTACTCAGTAATTTCAAGTGTAGACATGATTTTATTAGAATTTTTGAAAAAAAGTAATTTGAGCAACAGATCGATTTTGTTTTTTTAAAAAAAAGTTAGGGCTTGAGAAAATAGTTGATGAGAAATTTTAAAAAACAATTTTTAAAAAAAAGTTTTTCAAAAAATCGTAACTAAAAAATAAAATTTTAAAAAACTTTTTTGAAATTGTAAATTTTTGAAAAATTTTAATAAAATTGAGTCTATCTTTTAAAACTGGTTAAAATGCTATATTTTATATTTATTATACACTTTTTTATTACAAAATTAATATTATCATTTAAATTATGGATAAAATCCCAGAAAACTGATTTAAAATATATTTTTTCATTTAAAAATAAAGTTTCTTTTTTAATAGTTCTTTTTTCTATTTTCCACTTTTTTTCAATACAAGTTTTTTAATAAAACTGAAAAATTTGCAAAGTACATTTTTAATAAAACCAATTTTTAATAAAAGTACATTTTTAATAAAACCAATTTTTAGAATATAGATTTTTACTAAAATCGAGAAATTTGTAATATGGATTTTTAATAAAACCAATTTTTTGAATATAAGTTTTTTACTAAAACTTAGAAATTTGGAAATTATATTTTTTAATAAAACCAATTTTTAGAATTTACTTTTTTATATGAAACTGTTTTTTTTCATTTCAATTTTTACTATTTACTTTCTAAAATATGTTTGAAAAATAATAAAAAACAAAATTTTATATTATTTTATTTGCAAATTATACTTTTTAAATACAAAATTTAGCTTGATTTTACTAAAAATTGCTAAAAAATAGCAAAATTTTACTGTTTTTTCCTTTTTTCTAGCAAAATTTTATTTTAAAATTCATTTTAAAATCTATTTTGAGAGAATTTTCAACTTGAACAACCCTATCGGATCTGAAATCCTAGATGGTCCACGTGAATTCGCTTTAAACTAATTCATTGAATTCTCGATTTCCCAAGAAACACAAATATCGGATATCCAATCAATTTATAAGAAACACCGCGGTTGACGCGCTATTTAGAAAGTTCCGGGAAGATTCATAATAGATTTCAGAATAGAAGAAATAAAATTCCGAAAATAGAAATTGAAATAAGATTAAATTATAAAAATTGAAAATAGAAATAAGAATAGAAACTAGAATGGAATCTGAAATAAGACAAAAAATAAAACAAAAAATAAGTTTCAAGCTAAAATAGGATTTAGAATGAAATTTGAAATAGGATTTAGGATATTATTGAAAATAGATTTTAGAATGGAAATTGGTTAATTGATAAAAAAAGAGATATTAATTTAAATGATTTAATATTCTGATATTAATTTTAAATCATTTATAAATTTTCTTAGGTAGGATTTGATATAAAAATTAAAAAAATTGGAATGGATTTGGAAAAATGGATTATACCAAATGAAGATATTAAAACAATTTATTATTCTGGACTTAGTTGCTCTCAAACTCAAGGAGCGAAATATTGTGGATTAAATGGATTTATTGGAACTACTGGTGAAAAAATACAATGTGGATTTTCGATTCCAGTAATTTCTTCTATTTTTATTGGAAAGGAAATAGATCAAGTTATTCTTCGAAAAAAAAGTTCCTATTATTTTTCACCAACAACTCAATTGAATTTTCTAAAATCTAGATTAAATCATTGGTATTATGGAATTAATGTTATTGATAATGCTGATAATGATTTAACTTTATCAATGCATTCAATTGATAATTCTAGTGTGAGTATTGGTGGTGAAACTGATTTAAAAGAACATAAAATAAAATACGATTTATGGAAAGAAATTAATCCAAATGAAAAATGTATTCTTTATGGAGTAAGTAGAGGATCTGCCACAACTTTTTCTGCAATGGAAGAGTATCAATACAAAGACGTTTCTTTGGTTGTTTTAGAAGGATGTTTTGGAAAAATGGATTTATTAATGCAAAGAAGATTTAGTTATTATTTTGGAAGCTTATTATATAAATTATTACCATGGTGGTTTTCAGCTTATGATTCAAATCAAAGGGAACCACTAGATAGAATTGATAAATTTCCTGAAAATATACCAGTTGTTTTTATTGGATCTGAAAAAGATGAACTTGTTCTTTCAGAAAATACTGAAGAATTAGCAAAAAAATTGGCTGAAAAAAAGAAAAACGATGTTTATTTATTAATTTTGAAAAATTCTAAACATTCTGATTATCCTGTTGGAAAAGATAAATTAATTTATTTGCAATTTATGCATTCCATTTATAAAAAATATAATTTGCCATATATTGAAAATTTCGCAATTGTTGATGTACAAAAAATTTATTAATTTAAATCATTTAAAAAATAAATCATTTAAAAATATTTCTTTATTCTTTTTTAAAAAAGGTGGAATCATAATTCAAGTATGAAAAATAAAGCTAACATACCTAAATATTTTGGGATTTTGATTCTTTTTACTTGCATATTGGAAACAATATTGAGAGAAAATGGGACTTCTGAATATTTTAGACCATTTTATTATATCAAACAGTCTGGAGATTTTGCACGAGATTGTTGGTATTATTTAGGAACATTTATTGGATGGATTTTATATGGAATATATAATTTCTTATATTTTGTGGCTGAAAAAATGTTTGGAGCTATTCAAACAACAATTATTGAATTTTGTGAATCTATAAAAGGATTTGTTGATATTAGAGCTTTATTTGATGGAATTAAGGATATTTCATATGAATTCTGGATAAATTATCAAACACAAATTATAATTGGATTAATTATAACAGTTATTGTTATATCAATTGGATTAATGATCTATGGAACAATAAAAGTTAGCAGATCTTTACAGTCGAAAAAGGAAAATTAATATATTTTTATAATGAATTTATTTCTTTAATATTATCCAATAAATATCTTGTTTTCTTTCTATAAATAACATTCTTTAGACTTAACGCTGTAAGATATGCACTATCATTTATATGAATGATAATGGATTCGATATTTTTTTCATCTTTTATATTTTTTGGATAAGGAAATGGTTCAATTTGTTCCATTAATAAATATACTAATTTTTTTAATTTTTCATTTTTAAATTCATAATTTTCTATCTTTGATTTAAGATCTTGATATGCAGAACTATAATATTTTAAAGCATCGTCATCATATCTTACTTTTCCAATATTATAATCAACAAATAACTTTTTATTGATAATAAATATATTATTTATGAATTCCAATAATGTTAAAGATGCTGAATAAATATCAAATTCAAATCTTGAAAGATTTTTTCCAAAATACATACCAACTGGATCAATATATGATAAAGTTCCAGCTAAATTATTATTACACAATGGTTTTTTATTTTTCAAAAAGCAACTTAATCCAAAATCGGATATTTTAATTTCTATATTTAATTTATTTTTATCATTATATATAGTTTTTGAATTTGGATCTATGTAATTAAATAAAATATTACCAGGTTTTATATCAAGATGAATGGCTTCATTTTTTTTATGTAAATAATTTAAACCCGTGAAAATTTTTGTGGAAGTTTGAAATGATAAATCAATTTTTCTATCACAATCGAGATCTTTAGCTAATTTTGATAATTCGTCTAAATCACCATTCATTAATGGCAAAAAAAATCCAATTTGATAAATTTGTTTATTTTTATAAATGAAATTTCTATCAATTATTTCTATTGGACTTAAAATATTATCATTTTTACAATCACAATTATTAAAAAATATTTTTTCTTCATCATTTGACATACCATCAGTTAATTCTACAATCTTTAATGCATAGAAATTTTGAGGTTTTTTCTCATCAACGTATTTAACTTTATATACCATTCCATATGATCCACGACCTAATTCATTATAAAATGTAAATTCTGGCCAATATTTTATTGCAATATCTATATAAGGTTGATTTGCTAAAATTCCCATTTTAAAAAAGTTTTATTCTATTTATAAAACGATAAATGATTTATTAAAATTAAATAATTATTTTATTACATTGTTTTTCTCCGAAATAATTTAATGTTTGTAATTTTAATGCATTAAATGGACTTATAATTGGTCTTTTATTTAAAACAAATCTTTTTGCAAAATCATAACATGTATTGTATTTCCACATTATATAACTAATTAATAAACTTGGTGATCTATTTACTCCATATTTACAATGAATAAAAATATTTCCATCATTTTTTTTCAATTTATTTTCTATCCATTGAAAACAATCTGATAAATGATCTTGAAATAATTTTCCTTCCTTTGAAATACCATAGTCAGATATTTCTATAAAATAATGATCATTTGCATATTTTGGATTTGGATAATAATTCATTATAGAAATTACATATTTTATATTTTTTGATTCAATAAATGATTTATTATTTAAATATAAAACAGATCCTAAATATATTCCTGATACAATTTCAACAGGATTTCCCATCTTTTTTTATATTCAAATATTTGTTTTTTTCTAAATTTATTATATTAGTCTAATCATTAAAACTGAACGAATTTTTTATTTTTATATAATAAAAAAAAAACAAAATCATAATATAAAAATGGAAAAAATATTCGATATTAATGAAAACTGTAGAGAATCTAATTTATTTGAAATATCCGATTTTGGAGATGATTCATCAAGAATGGATGTTAATGAATATGAAAAATTGAGAAATTGTTGGATTGAAATTGATAAAATTGATCAAGATAATAAATATTTTTGGGAATGTATTGAAAGTGAACAAAAATTATTAAATGATGGAACAATAGATATGAGAATTGCATTTGATCCATTTAATATACGGGAAACATTTAAGAAAAAAGATTTTAGATTTTCAGAAAAATGGATTAGATTATTTAAATCAACTTGGATACAACAAAAATCAAAGGAATGGTTAAAAAGAAGAAGATATAGAATTCAAGGATCTGATTTAAGTTTAGTTTTAGCAATTGGTCAAGATTTTGAAAGATATGATAAAGAAATAGCTATTGAAAAAGCACATTCATATTTAATAGAATTAAAAAAGGATCCAGAAAGTTTTGATGGAGATTTACCTGCAATAAAACATGGAAATACATTTGAAGGAAAAGCTGGATATACATACACAATTGATCATGAAGACTTAACTTTTCAATTTGGTGTTATTGATCATGAAAATATAAATTACATGTTATCAGTTTCGCCAGATTTAGTAAGTTGGAAATATCAAAATTGTGTTGAAATAAAATGTCCATTTTCTAGGGATATATTGAAAAATGTAAAAAAAGAAGATAAAAAATCATTAAAAGTAATTGAAAAAGAATTATTATGGAATGGAAAAACTGAAAATTATAAAATGATAACAAATTTAAAACCAGAAATGATGAATTTTATGAAAAATTTAGAATCTTATTATCATCAATGTCAATTACAAATGGAAGTAATAAATTTAGATAAAGATTGGATGACATTTGCTCAATTTGGTACAGATCCAAATAAAAATTATATTGATAATACTTTAATAACATATTCGATTATAAAAAAAGATCCAAATTGGTTACATTCAAATATGAAATATTTCGAGAAATTTTGGAATAAAATGTTAATAGAATGATCATATAAAAAATAATTTCTTATATAAATAAATAAAATTTATTAAAAAATATTAAATGAAATTTTACTAAAATTTAAATCAAAAAAAATTCATACTTTTTAAATGATTTAAAAAATTATTATTTGATTTAAAATAACACTTTTTTTTGGAAAAAAACATTTGGTTTTATATTTTATTACTTCTAATGGAAAAAAATTTTAATGCTAATCAAGTTATTGTTAATAGAAATAATATTTCCTATCAAAATAATTGTAAAATATTTTTTAAAATGGATTAATCTTTTATTTAGTATTTGGGAAAAAATGGTGCAAATATTTTGTAAATGGATTATGGAATTATCAAATTGAATTTATTAAAAGTATGAAAGATAAAATCGGATTTAAAAAAGAAAAGGGACTTATCGTTTGTTTTGATCGTGGTATTGGTCGAAAAATTTGCGGATTGGAATTATATTTTTTATGGTTAGAAAAACAATTGGAAAAAGTGCATAAAAAAAATGTAAAAATGGAAAGTAAAAACTTTAAGTTTCAAGATCCAGGAACAATAGAATCAATTGAATTACCGAATTTATTGATAATAGCTGATGATTTCCCAATATCAGCAAGATGGAAAACAGAATTTAGAAGAACAATTATACCACAAACATTTATTCATATACCAATTATTCCAGATGATTTAAATAAGATTACGATATCTAAATCACATATTCCATTTGTTATTATTTTAACAAAATCATTAATTTTTGATATGAAGGATAAACATTTTAAAAAGTTATTAAGCATGAATTTTGGATTTCTTATATCAGACACATTAACACCAGATGTAGAAAATCAAAATGAAAACAAATATATATCTAAAATATTTGATATTTTCATTGACAAACCTTTTCCATTAATATATAGCACAATTTATATTTGGAATCCAATTAGGGAATTTAAATGGAAAAGTCAATTTCTTAAATTTGGAATAAAATCAAAAAAGAGAAAATTTCAATCAACAACAAAAGATTTTTGGGATAAAATCAAAAAAATATTAAAAATATCAATAAGTGACATTTTTAATTTACAAAATAATCCATCAGAAGAAGAAAAAGATAAAAATTACCAAAATCCTAATTCAAATAATAACAATATCATTATTAATAACAACAATAATAACAATATCATTATTAATAACAACAATAATAATAATAACAACAATAACAACAATAATAATAACAACAATGATGGGAAACGTGAAAGTTTTAATGAGGAAATTGAATATGGAGAATTGAATGATGAAAAGGATGTTAATGATAAATTTGAATGTTTATTATATGAAAATGTATTTTATATTGAATTATCGAAAAAAAGTGAATTAGATTTATTAAGTGGGATAAAATTAAATGATTTGATATATTCAATGAATAATGATATAAAAAAAGAAGAACATATTGATTTATTTAATGAATTTTTATATATTCAATACTTAAAATGGAAAGATCCAAACAAAAGTATTTCTATTACGAAAAATCTTTTATTTACTTACTGGTTAAATTTAATTGGATGTTATGATCCATATTTTATATTTTTATTAAATACTCCAATTGGATTTAAACCATTAATTGAACATTTAAATAGGAATGTAGATGCTACTTCTCCTAAATTAGAAAATACTAGGGAAAAAATATTTGAAATTATTAAAAGCTATGATATAAATCAATCACCAGATGAAAAAATAATTATAATATCCGAAAATATTTGGTTTCTAAAATTATTAAAAAATGAATTATTATTAAATTTAGAAGAAAATTATTTAATGTTATTACCAAATGATGATTATGCTGAGAATGAAGGATCGTATAATCTTTTTTCAAAGTCATCTCAAACATTTATATTGTTAACAACACCAAAAATTGCTTTAAGTTTAAATTTACATATTATTGATAGAATAATATTTCCTGGAATAATAACAGATTGCAAAATCTGCTATGATATATTATCAAAAACATATAATCAAAGACAAAATATTTTTAGATTAAATCCTTTAATGCAAAGAATATCTAAAAATGTTAATATAGAAACTTTATTAGATCCAAATTCACCAGAAATTGTTTTATATATTTTACATAATACATTTCGATCTGAAAATTGGAAATGGAATAGAGGATTTGATCAATTAAAAAAACAGAGCAAAACCAAATTATTGTTAGATGCACTTGATATATATTATTCGAATGAAGGAACAAAAGAAAATGAAAAATGGATAAGTGTATTAAATTCTCTCCAAACATCCGAAAACACTATTAATTATATAAAAAATACTAATCATAAAATAATAAGTAAAAAGGCTGAACATTATTATCCTTTATATGAAGCTTTACAAAATGAAATATTTTTATTTATGACAAAATTAAAATTTGAATTGAATGATCTAAAAAAAGATCCATTTTCCATATTTCTAAAATTATATAATTTACTATATAGAGAAAAAAAAAGTGAAAATAATGGAAAATTTTGAAAATTTATGAAAATTTAATAAAATTTAATAAAATTTAATAAAATTTATTTAATATCTTGGCTTCGTTAATTTAAAAATAATAATAAATATTATATAAATAATTAAAAAACATCCAAGTATAATTGCAACTATTATTGCAGTTTGTTGAATTGTATTATCAAATGAACTTTGATTATGACTATTATTTGAATGTTTTATTAAATTATTCTCATTTAATGTTATTCCTTTATTATTATCCATTTTTAGAATCGATTGTTCATTTGGATCAAAAATTTCTTTTTTATATTGATTAATTTCAAAAAGATCGTTTTTGGTAGGATTTGACTTTTTTTGTTCTACTTGATTTAATTTCAATAATTGATTAATTTCTTCATCCTTTTTTTGAATAATTTCTTCTAAATAACTTGTTTTGGAACCATTTCCTAAATTAGATGTCGTATATGAATTATTTTTTTTAGAATCACTTTCAATAATTCCTTTAATAGATTCACCAAATAAATTTAATTTATCATAAACAAGAGATAATTTTTTTTCCAACCATTCAAATTTATCATTTGTTTTGTCATCATTTAATTTATTTTCTCTTTCAGAAGCTGTCAGACGGGAATTACTTCTTTCAGAACCTATTTCGTGCAGATTGTTTGATGCTAGAATTTGTTTTGAATCTTCTGATTTTTCATTTTGATTAATCTTTACTCTATTATTTTGAATAATAGAATGAAAATCGCCGCTTGACATATAATATTTATCAATAATTTCTTGATTAACTTTTTTGTTTCAATGATTTATAATTATCGAAATAGAAGGAAAATGGAAGGAAATTTTTAAAGATTATTTCTTTTTTTTCCTAATTTTAATAAAAATTAAATAATGAAATTATTTGATCTTTAAAATAACAATGAACAATTCATATAAAACTATAACGAAAAAAGGTTTATAATAAAGAACGTAAAAAATATTTATATAAAAAGATAATTTGATCATTAAAAAATATGTAAATAATTCAAATATAATTAAGAAGAAGCGAAATATTGTGAAATTTTTGGAAATTTATTTATTCCAAAATAATAGAATAAATAAAATAGTATATGCTATATTGTAAATTTATATTATATCCTTTTCGTAATAATATTAAAGAAAAAATAGAAAATTATAATTAAATGGCAGGAATAAATCAAGCCGGAATTATTTTAGTTGTCGTTTTTGGTGCAATATTTGTAGTATTTATAGTTATCGTAGTTATATATGGAATAATTCTCGATCGATGGAAAAATGTTTTCCAAGCAAATTTACAAACTGTTGCAAATAGAAAATTAGGAGTAAATTCAAAAGTAGATACGAGTGATATAAAACCTTTGGATGATAGTCTTTGGGCAGCAACAGGATCTCCACCATTAAATACCACCGTCAGAAAATCGTTCACTGTTGAAGTATATCAATCACCTGATGGAGTATTAATACATTTACCAATCTTAATACAAGATGGAAATCTTACGGCAAAACAAAGAGGCAGACAATATAGAGCAAAACTTGTAAGCAGCAAATCAAGTAGTGCATAAATTTAAAATAAAATCAAAATGTTTATTAAAAATTATTTTTTTCTTTTAATTTAAAAAATTTATATTTTAATTATGAAATGATTAAAAGAATATTATATATTTTTGCTATTTTTTTCCTTTATTAAATTTAAATAGAAGATTAAAAAATTAAAAAGATTAATATGGAAATTTCAATTGATCCAAAAAAAAGATTAGAAGAAAACTTGGAGGCTAAACAAAAACAATGGCTAATTATTGAAGAACAAAAATTTGAGTTAGAAAAGGAAATTATCGACATTAAACAAAAAATTAATCAAATTCCTCAAAATAATGGAAAATTAAGAATTGAAAAAGGAAATTTAACTGTAAAATTAAAAGAATTAGAAGATAAACTTGTTTCATTAAACAAAAAAAATGATTTCAAAAGTTTTGTTAGTTCTTTTGCAAAATGGACTAAATATAAAACATCTCCATTCACTGAAGTAGAATCATCTTTAATAGTCAAAAATTCGAAACCTGAAAATGATTCAAAAAATGAGTTAAGTGGAAATTACTCAATGAATTCTGATAATAATTTAATTGAAAACATTAATATAAATGATAGTGTTGAAGATACTAATGATAGTTTAGATCAATCTATTGATAAAGATGAGGATGATGAAAAGGAAGAAGAAAAAATAAATGAAGGAGTTGAGGTTAATTTAAGAAAATCAAAAAATAAAAAGAAAAAAGAAAAAAATAAAGATACAAAAAATATGGTTAGAATGAAAAATATATCAGAATCTTTTGGAGTAAAAATTACTCAAACTGATAAAAATGTTGATCAAGATTCAAAACAATTAGCTCAATGGACAAAAGAAATACCATTAGATCAAAGTGAAATAGAAATGTGTCCTTATTGTGCAATAGTACCAATGAAATTTAAAGAAAAACCTCCATCAAAAGTATGTGATACTTGTGGATATACAAAAGATATATTAGATACAAGTTCATCATTAATTCATGATAAAGAAACAAATGGTCATACACCATTTTTTTATAGACCTTGGTTTCATTTTCGTAATTGGGTTCAATATTTTGTAGATGAACAAAATTATGTAATGGATAAAGAAGATTTAGATGAGATTTATTTAGAATTAGGAAAAGGTGATATAACAAATGTTAAAGATGTAACATGGGAAATTATTAATAGAATATTACATAAAATAGCTCAAAGAAAATCACATTTTACTGAATTATATCCCCATGTTTATCAAATAACAAATATCATAAGAGGTTCACCAGTTGTTACATTTAGTGAAGATTTAAAAAAAGTTATATTTTCATTATTTAATCCAATATATTCCATATGGGAACCAATTAAAGAAAGGCTTAAAATCGATAGAGATAACTTTTTATCAAATCCAATTATCTTACAAATTATATTTATATTTCTTGATATGCCAACAGAAATTATAAGTATGCTTAATTTGTTGAAAGGAAAAGATAATAGAAGAATGTATGATTCAATTATAAAGGAAATTTGTAAAGAATTAAATCGTGATGTAGTTATAAATACATCAATGATTGAAGTAATGAGATATGGAAAAATGAAATCAGTATATAAAAGTTTAGGAATAAATGAATCTCAAGAAGATGAAATCATAATCTCAGATAATAATAACAATAATAACATTATTAATAATAACAACAACAATATTAATAATAATGAAATTAAGACAATTAAAAATAGTTTTGATTCATTGCATCCAAAAGAAGAAAGAAAAAGATCAAGTCATGAAATAGAAGAAAAAGATAATGATGAAGATTTTGTTGTTTTACCAAAAAAAAGAAAATAAATCATTTGAAAATATATTTTTTTTTCATTTATTTATTTTCATTAAAAAGAAAATATAAGATATTAAAGAAATAATTATGGATTTTCAAAATTTCTTTAAATTAAATATAAAAAATTATTTATTTCATTATGTAATTTATAAAAATTATTCTGGAAAATATAAAGATTTATATATTTATACATTTGAATGGGATAATTTTCATTTTCGATTAATGTTATATTATGATGGTTTAAAAAATATTTATGAAAAAAATTATTTAAAATTTTCGCCTTCTTTTTATAATAATGATTTTAGTCGAGAAAATCCAATTAATTTAAATGAATTCATGAAAATATTCGATAAATATTTAATTATTCATAATTTTAAGGATTCAATTTATGAAAAAAATAATATAAAAGATGAAAATATATTAAATGGAGATACAAGTTTACAATTTAATGATATGTCAATAAAATTTACAGCTAAAACATTATTCGTTTATCGAATAATTTGGAAAAAAATTAAATTCAAATGGTTAAAATCATGGTTTTTTCAATCCGAAAATATAAAAGAAAGATATATTTATTTAAATGAATATATGTTTCCATTAATTGAGAAAAATAATTTTATTATATTCAAAAAATTTATGATTATACCAAAATATTTAGAAAATATAATTTTTGATATTTATTGTTTTAAATATTGGATATTAAATCATTTTTTACAAAAATATATAATTCATTTAATAATCACTTGTTAACAATTTTCTTAAATAATAAATAAATATATATATATATAATAAATTTTAAATCAATTTTCATTTAATATTTTTTTGAAAATTAAATTATTTATTATTTTTAAATGATTATTTTAATTTAAATGAATTTTATAAACAATAACGAATTACATCAAACCAAATTAATTTGTAAAATAAATCATCAGGATGATTTTAATATTTTTTATACATTTGAATTAACATGGGATATTTTTAAATTTGAGTTTTATTCTAAAAAATATTCCAATGAAAAAATCCAAAATTATCCACATATTATTTCGTTTCAAAAATATTTAGATTTATTTAATAATTTTGAATTAGAAAAAAAAGTAGTATTTAACTTTGAAGTCAATTATGTAAAGAGAATTGATTTATCTGGTTGGGCATTAGAATTAAGAGCAAGAGAATTATTTTCTTGGTTTTATTTTGGAAATAAGATAAAAAATGAAGATTATGTTTTTAAAGAAATAATTTTTCCGCTTGCAAACAAATTAAATTTTATTATTTTATCAAAGTTTAAAGTTTTTCCACAAAATTTTATAGATATAATATTAAAAATTTATCACTTTAAATATTGGATTTTATCCCATTATTTTATTAAAGATATAGCAAATTTAATAGTTGAATTATAATTTTTCGAATGAATATAATCTAAAATAATAAAGATAAAAATATAATATAGATTTTTATTGGATAATAGTTTTATAAAAACAATTAATTTTGTCAAATTTTAAAATGCACTACATAATCTTTCTGGTTGAGCTTTTCCATGATAATCTTTCATATCTTTTGGATTTAATAATATTTTAAATTCATGTGTCGATCCATTTGCAACAATATAAACTGTATTATCAAGAATATTAACATCATCTCCAGGTTTATGGTATTCCAGTGCTTGATGATATTTTTCTTTTTCTGGATTCCATATGAATAAATCTATTGGATCTCTTCTTATACGATCCAATTCATTTACAATTCTTTGTTTTTCTTGCAAAACTTTTAATCTTTGAACTTCTCTTTCTAAATTTAATCTTTCCTGTTCCCTTTTTTCATTTTCTTCTCTTTGTTTTTGCAAAAGTAATTGTTGTTGGTATCTTATAGTTGAATCTTTTTGCTGAATAATACTATCCTTATTTTGATTTGAAATTTGTAATGTAGAAATAATATTGTGAAGACTTGATTGCATTTTTTCTTTTTCTTGTTCAATTCTTAAACTTTCTTCACTATATGGTAATCTGCTTAAAACTAAATAATCTAAGGAAGAACTTGCGCAAGTAATATAAAAATCTTTTCTTTCATATTCATATGCAAATATATATCTTGATTCGGATAAATTCCACCTATAAATTTGTATCTTTTCATAATATAATTTTTCCAAAGTATTTTCATATGGTATAAAATAAATTAAAGTATTTCCTTGAAATCTATAATGAGTTGCATCACCTACATGTGGTAATTCTAATTTAATAGATTTCAAAAATTTGGTAAGATCAAGTTCATGAGTAATAAACAATTCTTCCCTTGTTTCATATAATTTTCTCGAATTATAAATAACAATTCCATTTTGTGTACAAAAAATGGATTCTCCAACAATTTCTCTTCCAACTCCATAATTTGCTTTTGAATTTTTTGTTAATGTTATTGTATTTTTTACATTATTCAATTCATATATATAACCCTTATATGTATAATCTGGTTTTTTAAAAAATATTTGACCCTTTGAACTTGAAACAAATTTCAATAAATTATCAATAACTATTTTTTTTCTATTAATATTTATCGATTTGTTATTATTATCCCGTTTTTCTCTTAATAATTTTCCATTTTCTTTATAAATTTTTCTATTATCTTTTTTATCACTTTCCATTTTTCCAGATTTATTTTTTATCGATTTGTTTTCAATAACTACTCTCGAAGAGGACTGTTGTAATGCAACTATTTTAGGTATTTCTCCGCCAGCATTATTAACTTTATCAATTATTTCATGTTTCATTTTACAATTATCTCCATATTTACATTTCCCTTGAAGAAAATGTTTACAAACTTTGTTTTCATTTAAACTAGAAGCTGGATTAGATCCAGGCAAAGGAGCAGAATATGAATTTGTAACTATCTTTGATTGTTTAATTGCAAGAGGAACATGAAGAAAATGACATTTATTGCCATATGCACAGTTTCCTTGATCGAAATTAGTGCATCGTTTTCTTTCGATAGTTTTTGGAGCAATAATTGTTTCAGAAATATTCGAAGGATGGATATTCACACATTTGTCTCCATAAAGACATTTTCCTTTTAAAAAATAGGAACAAATTGTTTGACTTGAAGATTGCATTTTTGTACTTTTTTTTCTGAGTTTAAAAAAAAAGTGAATTTTGGAATAATATTTTTATTAAATGATTTATAGAATATTTTCTGAGTAAATTCTTGAAATATTTTATTAAATTCTTAAATGGATTTTTACAATTAAATCAAACTATTGATTTATATAAAATATAATATGCCATGAAATGCCAAATTATATGTAATAAAACAAATATTGACTGAGTAATTTTAAATGAATTTGTTTTTTCAGTAAAAAATAATTTAAAAATATTTTCGATATTTTCAGATAAAAATGCAATAAATAATGCAATAATGGAAATTATCCAAGGTATTTCAAATCCATTAAATAAGAATTGATATAAAACATAAAAAAATGATAAATAAGCTATAACTCTATCAAGATTTAAAAATAAATTAGAATATAAATTAAATGGATAAATTCCTTTTAATCCATGTTTTGTTTCAGATATGTGCATTAAGAAAGAACAAATAACTGGAGGAATGATTATGACCCACTGTTCAAATTTTGATAAGAAAAATAATACAAATATATTACTAAATGCAACTAGATAATTATGATATTTTGACATTTTATAATAATAAAATTAAAGTATTTTGTAAAAAGTTTAATCATTTATTAAAATTTATAATTTTTTCAAAAATATATTAAATATTTATTATTTATAAATGATTTAATTATTTATAAATGATTTAATTATTTCTTCAATGATTTATTTTATTTTTTGATATGGTCCGATTTTAATATAATATTATTATTTGAATATGTTTGTTGAATAATATTTTTTGGCTCACTTATATATTTTTTTGGTTTATCTTTATTTTGATAATCTTTTGAATAATAAAATATATTATTCCAATCATTTGTTTTTATAATTTCTGATTTACATTGTAAACATCTAATTATTATTTCATTTACTTTCTCTGATCAAGATTGTTCCATTTTAAATGATTTAATATTTATAAATGATTTATTTAAAAAATATAAATTTAAAACATTAAAAATGTTGGAATTATTACCAAAAGAAATATTTTTTATTATTTTATCTTTTGGAAATATTTTGGAATTGATTAAATTATCGCATGTTTCTTCCAATTTAAGAAAATATATTAAATCATTAGAAAGAAAGAAAGTTCAATTTATTGATTCAAATTATGGCGGTGTAGATGAATTTTTATTGAAGAAAAAATTGGATTTTTGTTTTAAACGGAAGAAATTTTTTCTTTTGAAATCAACCAAATCATTTGATAGAAGTTTATCGGAGATTGGATATTTTAAAAAATCTGGATTGTTTTGGATTTTTTCTGGTTTGGAATTTGAGATTGGAAAATTTATTGAAGGGAATGATAAAATAGATTGGATTCCTGAAAAAACTTATAAAAATGAAATTATTATATTTAATCAAAATAATAATAAGGTTAAATCATTTGGTTTCGTAAATTCTTTAACTTGTTCTGTAGTGTTAAATGAAGAAACTGGCGAAGAAATCTCAAGATTTAAAGAAGAATTTGATTCTTTCTATTGTGGAAAAATATCAACAATATTTTTTAAACCCAAGAAATTTTATATTATTAATAATACAAAATGGAAAGAAGAAGTAGATTGTTTTAAATGGAGGGATTTCCAATTAAATATTGATGATTGTGATTTTACAGTAACGGAAGCTGGTTCTGAACAAATCATAATAGAAGATTATTGTCATACACATTATATTTCCAAAGATTTAGAATGTGGATTTAATACAAATTGCATCTTCATCAATATTTTCGGAAATCTTTATAAGATAAAAATTACTGATAATGGGATATATTTTGATTATGATACATCAAAATACAAAATCTTGAGTATAAGTTTTAATAATAGATATGAGTTTGACAAAATTAATAATAATAATTTCAAATTTATCAATATAAATTATAAGGGAGATCAATTAAAATCAATAGAACTAAAATTTGATGATTTAAATTTATGGATAATGACAAAAAGGGCAATTAATTCTCAAAATGAAGAAAAAATAATTGATCAATACTATCGGCTTTCTAAAGATGATTTTAAGTCATTATTTGAAGCTTCAAGAATACCTGATATTGAAAGTGAAATTAATCCGTCATTTAATAAATTTTATAAAGAAAATATGAATGGATCGATAAATGGAGAAAAATTCTTTTTCTTCCCAGAAATTCCAAGATATAAATTGGATTTTTTATCTGAATTTACTCCAAGTGGATATTATCTTATTGATAGAAAGTTAAAAAGAATTCATAAAATTGAATTTAATGAAAAATTATATTGGAAGGAAAAAGATTTATTCAAAAAGAACCCAGATAAAAAATTAATTTATTTATAATTTATTTATAATTTATTTATAATTTATTTATAATTTATTTATAATTTAATTGATTGCTTTTTTTGATGCCTTGTTATAAAAATTGTATTATCCAAATCACCTATTGATTCAAATATGATTGGATCACCAATTGTTAAATGATAAAATGGATCTGAAATTGGATTAGATAATAATAAACCTATTGAAATAAATTTTTCATTTTGTAATAATTTTTCTCTATCTCGTAAAGTTATATAAAGTAAACAATAACCTTTATCAAATTTTGCAAAAACGACATTTTCTCTTTTTAATTTTTGAAAATGATTATATGGAGTTAATAATAATGAATCTATATTTGGATATGATTTAAATAATGGTTTTGTAAAGCTTAAATCATTTATTGATGGTAAAAAATCATAATAATGAAAAAAATTTGATTTTCCTTTTAAATAATTTAAATGTTTAATTCTTTTTTTATATGATTTTTTATGATTTTGATAAAATGATCTTTTCCAACAATCTGTTTCATATTCTATTTCTTCATCTGTAACTTCTTGTTCAAAACATTTAGAATAATATTTTTCCCAATTTTTATGAATTTCGTCATTTGTTATAGATTCATTTATTTTTAAAATAAATTCACCATCTATTTTTGGTAAAATGAAATATCTCCATTTTTTAAATGGATTTATTTTTACATTTATAGTTTCTATATCCTCAAGTTTTTCAATTGAATCTATCCATAATTCTTTTAATCTTTTTAACATTTCATATGCAAAGTCTGGATTTCCAGAATTTTTATAATCTGAATTACTTACTAAAAAATCATTAGATGCAAATAAATATCTAAATAATATTTCATCAAAACATTCTTCTTTAGAATTTTCAAAACTAACGTCTTTTTGCATAGAAGATAAAAAATTTCTATTTTCTGATGGTGAATTATATACAGTTAAACATTCTTTACCATAATAAATATTTCCATATTTCATATTATTTTTAATTGTTAATAATCTACCACAAAATTCATTTCTTTCATTTAATACAAAAAAATATACTTTGCTATCTAGTTCTTCAGATATATTAAATTCAAAAGAATAATTTTTATTTCCATCTTTTTCAAATAGAAATTGTTTTATTCCTTTTTCGCATTGGATTTTAAATTCTTTATTCATTAAAATCAAAAAACTATTTTGTTCCCTAAATGATAAATTTATTAATATAGTATAGTTTTCTATTTTATTTAACCTTAAATTTTTATATATATTTACAATTTTTATTATTATTTCTTTTTTGTTTAAAATTATTTTAAAAAAGAAATAATAATAAAGAAATTTTGAAGCGTTTTGATAAAATTTATATGATACATATAAAATGATAAGAAGAATTTTATTAAAAAAAATTTTATTTAATGAATGGAATTGATCCTTTAATAAATAATATGAATAATGATTCAAAATATGAAAAAACAAATAAAATTTATATTTTAGTTATTGTTGTTATAACTATTATATTTATTATTATTATAGTAAGTATGGCAGCAGTTTTATTACAATCAGAAAATAAACCATGGAAAGATCGATTTAAAGATATTTTTAAAAAAAATACTGATATAGAACAAAAACAAGAAAAAATAATAGAAAAAAAGCAAAAACCATCAGGATTTCCAATAATAATAACTTCAAATCAAAGATTAATTTTATATTTACAAAAAACTGGAACAAATTTATCAAATTATTATATATTTAAATTTCCAATAGGAACATATAATGATTATGAAACATTAATAGAATCATTAAATACATCAAATAGTCATTTAGGAATATTTTTTGATTCAAATAATTCCATATGGTCAACAAATAGAATTTTAGAATGGTCAATAAATGAAAAAAATATATTTCAATTTCAATTAAATGATAATCTTTATGATAAATATATTATATTAAATGAATTACCAATAAGCGATCCTAAATTTAAATTATCTAAAGGTCAAGGAAAAGTAGATGATACAACAATAAAACCAGATGTAATATCCTTACCTTTAAATTTTGGACTTCCAATCAACCAACAAATTTTCTCAAATAAATTATATAATGCACATATATAAATATTTATTTTTTTTTAATAAATGATTTAATCTCTCAAAAATTATAAAACAAATTATTTTAATTTCGATAAAATTATTTATCTAAATTTATTAATTATTTATAAATGATTTATTATTTATAAATTATTTATATTTATTTAATTATTCGACTTTTTTTGTTTTTAGAATAGAATTATATTTTTATAATCAAAAATAAGATTTTAATGGAATCATTACCACTTGATATATTATATTATATTTTCCGATATATTGGAATAAAGGAAACTTTTTTATTAAGAGGATTATGTAAAAGTTGGTTTAAAATAATTTATAATATGAATCCAAAATTTATTGATTCAAATTATAAATCTTGGGATCATTTTATTGATATATTGGAATTAAAATGGTGTTATAGATATGATAAAAATTTAATAGTAACTGAAATAAATGTAAAAAATAATATTCCAATTGATATTGGATATTTTTTAGATTCTAATTTATTTTGGATTAAATTTTGGAAGAAGTTAATTATAACAGATTCATTAATAAGTCAAAATATTATAAGAGAATATGATTTAACAAAAACTGCAATATTATCAAGAAATATTTCGCCAAAATTTATTTGTGATGAGAATATTAAAGAATTTATTAGAATTGATGAAAAAACTGGAAATGAATTAAAGAAAGCAAAATTAAATATATTATCTTATTTTTTTACTGATAATTTAATATTATTTGTAAAAGGGGATAACTTATATTATATACATAATAATGAATGGGATGGAAATTTACAAATAGAATTAGATGAAAAATATATATTTAATGAAAAAAATAATTTGGGAAAATTTACTTTATGGGATTTTGAATATGATAATATTGAAAATTTCAATAAAAGTAAATATTTTAATGAAAAAACAATGAAACAGGAATCTTTACCTATATCAAAATATATTTCACTTCATTTTGATAAAATATTTGGAGAAAGAGGATTTATAGAAATTGGTGCAAATCCAATAACTTTATATACTTCAAATGGAAAAAAGATGGAACTTTTTGATAAAGATTTTATTTATTTCGAATATTGTAGATTTATTCCAGAACATACAATTAAAATAGTACAAGCAAGTTATGAATCAAAATCTTTGATATATGAATTTATATTTAGAGAAGATAATGACGTTTTATGGATTGGATTAGAAATTATAAAAGATTCATTAATTTTAGATGGAAAAAATCAAACTTTTTATAGATTAACAAAAAAAGATTATGAAAATGGTATTAAACCCACACAAATTCAAAAAGAAAATATTCCAGAAAGTAGGCTTCCTAATAGACGTATTTATGAGGTTGAAATTGAATTTTTACCTGAAATACCAAATAACAAATTAAATGGATTTTGTTTATCATCAAATGAATTTTATGAATTAAATCAATTGGATGGAATTTTAACAATATATAAAGTTGATAAAAATATTGAATCCAAAAATATAAATGATAAAATTAATAAAAAAAGAAAATATTGAAATCATTTTTAATTTAATTTTTAATAAATCATTTAAAAAAAAATATTTTTTTAATTAAATATTATGGAAAATATTCATATTGATGTTCTTTATATTATATTTAATTATATTGGAATTTATGAAACTTTTTCTTTTAGAATAATATCTAAAAATTGGTTTAATATAATTTATAAATTAAATCCAAAGCATATAAATCCAAAATATTTAACTTGGGATAGCTTCAAAGATGAAAATAAATTGAAATGGTCTTATCGATATAAAAAAAATTTAAATTTGAAAATAATAGATTTTTCATATGATGGAATAAAAGATATTGGATATTTTCAAGAAACTGATTCATTTTGGATTGAAACAAGCAATTTTTTATATATACAAAAGAATTTAACTGATAAAATTTATGAAAGAATTTATGATTTAAGATTATCAATCATTTTGATGAGAGGATTAGAACCTAGAAATTGCTTTTATATTAAAGAATTTATTAGAATTGATGAAAAAACTGGAAATGAATTAAAGAAATCTAAATTTATTATTGATGAATATTTTTTTACTGATAATTTAATTTTATTTGTAAAAAATGATTTGTTATATTTTATACATAATGACGATTGGATTGGAAAAAATAATGAATATATTAATGAAAATGATATTTTTTCAGAAAAAAGAAATATAGGAAAATATGACAATAATGGATATATAGAAAATAAATATATAGTCAAAAATCATAAAAATAAAATTTATTTTGATGAAAAATCAATGAAACAAATAATCCCATCATATAATACTCTATATTTTGGAAAAATATTTGGAGAATTTGGAAAAATTGATATAGATTTGGATTCAAAGAATTTAATTTTATATATAAATCATGGAAAAGGATATAAAATTTCTAAATCATTTCATTTTGATTTAGAACAAAAAATAACATATAATAAGAATAATGTTTATGATAAATATTATATTCCATCTAGACATACTAAATATTTAATTAATATTATTTCATATGATAATTTATTATTTATACATTTTAAAGTAACTTATAATCCAATTTGTCCAGAAACTAGGTGGTATGAAAATTGTTATTATAGAATAACAAAAAAAGATTATGAAAAAGATTTATATTTTGAAAGAATTGATAAAAAAATAGATCAAAATAATATATTAGAAATACCAAAAGATAAAATAGAAAAACATTGTTTAACAAAATCAGAATTTATTAAAATAGATGAAATAAATTCCAAAATATTAATTTATTCAACTTTATAAACTTAATTATTTTTTAATAATTACGTGTAATAAATTCTTTTAGAAATAAATCATTTATAATTCTATTTATTTTTTAAATCATTTATTAAATATTCAATAATTTTTGTACCAAGACTATTACATTTTCGAAATTAAATTGATTTATTTGAATAAAGAAAAAGATTGATATGAAGCAATCTCATAATTATACTCATACAAATGATTCGAAAGATTCAATTTATTTGCATTAAATAATTAAATAAATGAAATATTAAATGTTATTTATTTAAATAAAATAAATAATAAAATTTATAATTATTATTTTTAATAAATGATTTATTTATTATTTTAAATGATTTATTTTATAAAAATTATTTTAATTTTAATAATGAATATTTTTAAATATATATCAAGTGATATATTTGCTAAAATATTATCTTTTGGCAATATTTATAAATTATTGATTATTCGAAAAGTTTGTAAATCATGGAATCAAATTATAATTAATTTTAATTCTCATCAAATTCAATTTATTGATAATAGATTTTCATGCTGGAATGATTTTATAAATTATTCGAAACTTAATTGGGCAATAAAATATAAAAAATATATTCATTCAGATATTATAAATATTGAATATAAAAACATTAAAAATATTGGATATTTTACATTAACAAATTTATTTTGGATAGAAACTGATAATGAATTCTCAATTGGTAATTTTGTTGAAAATAAATGGATTGAACATAAATTATATAATAATGAAATTATTATTTTATCAAGGGGAAAACAACATAAATTTTATAGTTGTAAGGATAATTTAAGAGAATTTGTTTATTTAGATTTTGATACTGGAAAAGAAGTTAAAAGATTTAAATCTGATTGTATTGGATTTTATTGTGGAAAATTATTTGATTTAATAATTTATCCTAGTTCTCGATTAATCATTTATCACAAAAATTTAATTAAGATATGTGAGAAAAATTTGGAATTTGGATCTGAAGATAGTATATTTGAAGATTTAATTGGATTTATTACGATCATAAATTGGAATAATTTAATTACTATTAATATAAATGGAAATGTTTCCGAAATATATAATATAAAACCTTATATATATAATCCTTTTTCATTTTCTTTTGGAAATGAATGGATGCAAATATTTGCTCTTCCGAGAAAAATATATTATGAAGATGGATATTTATTCATAAGAAATATTAATGGAAAAACTAAATTAATATTATCTGAAAAAATAACTTTAATAACAAATGTTAAAATATGTCAGCCAGGATATATATATTATTGTGATAAAAAACCATCTGGAATATATAAATTGCGAATAAGATATGATGATTATGATTTATGGATAAATTATAGTGTTAAATATATTAAAGATAATGAGGAAAAGAAAATTGATATTAATAAGTATTATAGACTATCAATAGAAGATTATATAAATGGTGAACAGGCAAAGGAAATATATATTTCAAAATTTTATTATGATAGTTTATGGTTTAATAAATCTAATACAGGAAAAGATGGATATTTTTATGAAAACTTTGATAAATGTTTAACCCCAAAAATAAAAATACCATTTTTACCAAAAATATCAACAAGAAAATCATTTACAAATTCTGGAATTACTAGATCTGGATTATATATTGTATTTAATAAAAATAATACAATTCATAGATTAAGTTTTGATGAAAATTTATATAAGAAAATGCAAGAAAATAAATTAGTAGAAAATACATTTTCTGTAAAAAATATTTTTAAATGATTTATTTAATAAATATTTTTAAATGATTTATTATTAATAAAATTTATAAAAAAAATCTATCGAAATATTGAAAACATGTTTGAAAAATTACCATTTGATATTTTCTTTATTATATTATACTTACAGGATTTTCAATCTATTTGTAAATTTCGTGGGGTTTCTAAATATTGGAATAATTTTATTATTAATTTGAAAGAAAATCAAGTTTCTATTATTAATGAAAAATATAAATCATTTAAAGATATTATAAATGAGGGATATTTAATACATTGTATAAAACATAGAAAAAATCTGAAATCTGAAATCATAAAAATTGAATCAAAAAATAATTTATTAGAAATTGGATATTTTCATATAGAAAATTTAATTTGGATTAGATCAAAAGATGAATTTAAAATTGGAAAAGTTCAATTAAATGATAAAAATGAGAAAATATGGATTGAGACTAAATCTTTCGATTTATCAATCTACGATATGATATTTTATAAAAGCAATATTCATTATCCATCATATAGCAATAATAGAACAATTTTAGTTGATGAATTAACTGGAAAATATGTTATTACAAATAGATGGGCACCTTCATATTATTGTGGAAAATATTTATTTTTTGAATTTGATAATGAAAAAAAGCAATTATTATGGATGCCAAGAAGTGATTTAAAAAATCAAGTTCAAAGTGATAAAGTTGCGAGATTTATTTTTCCAATGAAAAATTCTATAGATTCTTCTTTAACAAAAATTTGGATATATCAAAAAGATGATGGAAATATATCGATAATGATTTCATCTATGATTTATTATTTTGATAAATATGGACTTAAGTATACAAAAAATATAGATTATTTTTATGATTATCACCTGCACCTATTACCATATAATACGAAATCATTCTTTATTGATAAATGTTTTGGATGTTTTATGCAAATAATATTCACGAAATCTGGATTGTGGATACAAACTCTAGAAAAAAAATTGCTAATCTTGGAAATAAATCTTGGTGATGTTGTAATTAACAAATTTGGAATGCCTGAAAATTTTTATAAATTTAATATTTATAGTTCAAATGTTAAAGAAATCAAATCAGTCGATACATATATTTATCTTTATTGTTCAAATGATAATTTATGGATTTATCATTATGAAGAAACAACCAATATGTTTAGTGGTGATTCTCAATCTTATGGATATTATAAATTATCTATTCAAGATTTTGAAAGAGGACATAAAGCTTCTGTTGTGCATAAATCAAAATCTTCAATTACACCAAGTTTAGAAAATCCTTTGGCCATTTTTAAAAATAAAAAAACTTCGAAACAAGAATGGTTTTATGAAAATTTCTCAAAAGATTTAGATAAAATATCTATATCAGAAAAACCATTTTTGCCAGTAATAAATCATGAAAAAGATTCTTATCATACTGGAGTAACACCAAATGGTTTATTTATTATAGACAAATCTAAAAATATGTTGAATTGTCTAAATACATTACAATAAATTAAGAAAAGAATTTTTTTTTATTCTTTTTTGTTGTGGTTTATTGTCCAGTTAATTGTTTCATAAGAATTAATATATTTAATAATATCAGATAAACTTTTTTCAAGTTCAATTACTCTTTTTTCTAATATTTCAATATTTTCATTACATTTACAATCATGTGAATCTTTCTTTAAAATATTTTTATCTTTTTTTCCAATTTTTTGATTTTTGATATTTTTATCATTATTATTTTGATTATTTTCTCTTTTACGTTTTTCTGATAAATATTGTCTTTCTTGTATATTTATTAATTTGAAATCTGTTGGGCCATATTTATCAATTAATTTCGCAAAAATTTTCTTTTGATATTTTTCATCATATTTACTTATTTTTCTTTCATTTTCTAAAAAATCTAATCTCCAATTTTTATCTGGAGTATTTGGTGGAAATTTATCATTAAATCCATATTGCATATATTTTAATACTAAATATTTTGTTGGATTTGATTGAATATTATTTTTTATAGAATCTGCAATTTTTAATTCTTCTAAAGATAATTTTTTTATAATTTCTTCTTGTTCATTGACTAAATTCTCCAAAATTAATTCTTCATCAATAGTTTCTAAATTTTCTTCAGGAAAATTTAGATCCAATGATATATTCATTATAAGCTTCAATATTAAAACGAAAATAATAATTTATTAATAAATCATTTAAAATTTAAATAATATAATTAATAAATTATATTTTTAAATGATTTAATATTAATATTTAAATGATTTAATATAAAATCAAAAAAAATAAAGCAGAAAACATGAATTTTATTAAAAGTAATTACGAATCTAAAGATTCATATGAAATCACACATAAAAAAAATTATAATGAGATGATAAATAAAAACCATAGCGAATTAAAATTTTTTATTAAATATAAAAGAGATTTCTTTTCATTTCTTGGATCTAATACTATTTTTATTGATCATCAAAAAGAATTAAAAATATGTATTATTTTTTCAAATGATATATATAATCCAGAAATAAATTCTAATCTAAATTGTCCTACTATTTATAAATTTTAAGAATATACAGTTCTTGAATTTAGTACATGTAAAACAAAAGATTCTAATGGAAATAGTTTTTTTACGAAATATTCTAATGGAAATAGTTGTTTTATAAAAGATTATGATGGAATGGATAAAAAGAATAGAAATCTTTTATTTGAATTAAAATCAAATGGAAAAACTATTAAAACATTTTCTCCAATTATAATGGATTCTTTTTTAGATGATTCTTGGGAATCTACTAAAAAGAAATTAGATTTCATATTAAAAAATAATCAAATTCAACCATTATTATTAAATGATAATATTTATTTAGATATTTATATGTTAACTACATGGAAAATATCAGATTATAAATTTCCATCAAGATTTTTTAAAAAATTTTGGGAAAATTTAATTATTCAAAGACAAATAAAAACAATTTATCAATTATGGAATTTAATAAAAGAACAAATTGATATAAATGAAACTGCAACAACATTATCTCATTGGATAAAATATTTTAATATAAATATTCCAATAGAAAAATTTCATTTATATGGAATATTTGATTTATCAGATATTCAAAATATAAATCCGTAAAGTTTTTTTTTAATTTTTAACACATTTATTAAAGAGATATTGTAGAAGGATTTGGTTTACATTTAACAAATCATATGATTTTTATGAATGAAAATATGTCAATACAAGATTATGAAAAAAAAGAAGAATTTATTTTTTAAAACAATAATTTAAAATAAAAAAATATTTAAAAAAATTAATTTTTTTATTCATTTTATTGAAAATTAAAATATGACAACAAATAAGAAATTAGTTAATATTGAAATTTTGGAACCTTTTATTGATGAAAATTCTGAAATTAAAAAAGAAGCTTTAAAAGAATTATTGAAAACTGGAATTTTTGATGAAATTATTGAAAATTTTGAAAAACAAAAAAAAATATTTGAACATATTAAAAAATTAAGAATTGAATCAAGTAATATAAATTCTAACTCTGGTATAGAATATAATGATTCATGGGAAATTTATTTTAATAAAAAGAAAGATGAAAAAATGAATCAACTTTGCGAATATATGAAATTATTTAATATAGTTGATAATATAATTGATGATATTAAAGATATTAAAAAAAAGCCAAATGAAATAATACAAGATATTAAAAATTCTAAAACGATTAATGATTTGGATAATATTAATCCATATGAAATATTAAAAAATTCTAAAATTGAATTTATTCAATTATTAAATAAACATATTCAAGAAATAGAAAATTTTCAAATTGGATCAATTGAGTTTTCAAAAAGAGAAGAATCAACTCAATCAAGATCTTGGTATTACTTGAATTCAATGAATAATTTAAAATTAATTCAAGATGTAATTCTTATAAAATATAGATATCCATATGTTTATATTATAAAAACGAATAATAGATTTTTTATAATTGATGCTTCTACAAATTATATAGTATTATCTCATCAATATAATGAAAAAATAATTGATATTTCTATTGGTGTTGATTCAGTACAAATTATTTCTTATGGAAATAAATCTGATTTTTGGAAGATAATAAATGGATCATGGAAATTTGATTCAACTATAAATAATTATGAAGGAAGATATACTCAATTAAAAATTCAAAATACTGGATATTTTGAATTAAGTAATTACAATTTATATAAAAATGGAAATATAATTGAAAAAGATTTAAAGTTCGATTTATTAGAATGTTGTGGAGATTATTGTTTATGTAGAAAAAAAGAATAAATAATTCAATTATTGTTAAAATTATTATTTTTTATTATAAATCATTTAATTTTATTAAATGATTTAATATTATTTATTAATATATTATTATGAAAATTATTTCTTTCAAAATAATTTTTGATAATTTCAATAATTATTAAATTTATTTTATATAAATCATTTAATTTCATTAAATCATTTAATTTTATTTAAATCTATTTTATAAAAATATTTGTTTCGAAATTTTCTATAATTTCAATAATTATTAAATTTATTTATAAATAAATCATTTAATAAACCTAAATGATTTAAGATTTAAAAATATATTATAAAAATATTTCTTTTAAAAATTTCTATAAAAATAATTTCAATAATTATTAAATTTGTTTATAAATAAATCATTTAGAAATATAAATCATTTATACAAATTTAATAATTATTGAAATTATCGAAAATTGGAGTTATCGAAAATTGAAATTATATGTAAATAAATATTGAATAAAATTTTCTAAATGATTTATTATTAATTTAAATGATTTAAACAAAAATGAATTTAGTTGAATTACATAGCGATATATTATTTATTATTATTGGAATTATATGTAAAAAAGAAAAGAAACCAATCGAAGATAAATTTGAAATTATATTTGTTACTGGATTTGGAGATAAAATACATTCATGGAAAGTAATAAGAAATTATTTATCTTTAAAAAATACATGCAAATTTTTCTTTAATTTTATTCAAGATAAAAAATTATCTATTATTCATTATGAATTTATAGAAGATTCACTATTATTTCATTCATTTATTGGGAGAGAATATTCTGGATATTGTAGAAAATCTAGAAATGAAAAAAATATAATTAATAATAAAATTTCTGAATGTGAAGAAAAAAGTCGCAAAATATTTAAAAGAATTTTATAAAATTCTTTTTGTATAATGAAAACAATAAAAATTCTTTTTAATAAAATAAGGGAAATATATGAAAGATTTATAAAAAAATGGATAAAGATATTAAAATTTCTAATTATGAAATGATAGTTGCAGAGCAACAGATGTCAAAGAAAGTAGATTATTTAAAAAATAATGAATTTAAAAGTAAAAAAGAAGATATTGAAAATGCAAAGAAGAAATTAAATCAGAGAACAAAAGTGATGATTTCCATGATTTGTGAATTTAGGAAGAAATATAGTGAAGTTATAAAAAAGATTGAAAATTCTTTGGATAATATTAAATCAATAAATGAATTAAATGAAATAAATACAAAAAATTTAAATTTTATTGATAATGAATTTTTGAAACAATTTGAAAATTTATTGAATTCATCTAATCAACTTTTAAATGATAAAAACTTAAAAATTCATAGAAATAAATTAGAAAAAATAAATAATCCAATTATTTATAATAATGCAAATTTAAATGAATCTTCAAAATCCGATTTAAATGATTTATCAATAAATGATTTAAATGATGGAAATATTTGGTATTTATTTTATAAATATTCTAATCAAATTATTTTTTCAAATATAAAAGATATTTGTTTAACAAATGAAAAAATATATGCAATTTTTAGTAATAATTTCTTTTGTATTTTTGATATCAAAACAAATGAATTAATATATATAAATGATATTAAAAATAATTCTAACTTAAATGAAATTAAAAATATTTATTATATTTATGATAATATATTTATATTAACAGATATTGGAGATTTATATTTATTAAAAAGTGATAATATAAATGATATAAAGCTTATTATAAATAATATAGGTATTGTAGGTGGAAATTCAAATTTTTGCATCTTAACTAGAAATGAAAAATTATATATATTAAATCAAAAAAATCATGAATTAAATGAACAAATAAATGATATTGGTCCAATAATTTCAATTAATTCATTCGAGAATTATGTAATTGTATTTGGTACAAATGGTATTAAAGAATATGGAACAAATATCAGCTTAAATATAAGAACAATACAAATTAAACCAATTCCTGATAAAGTTTCAATAAATTGTGATAAAATAATATATTTATATTCTAAAAAAAATTTATGGTTTTTCTTTGATAATATGTACATGGAAAGAATATTTATTGGATCTGAATATAAAAGATTAATACATACTGAATTATTTGGAAAGACCTTAAATCAATTCGAATTAATAAAAGATCAATTATATTGTAATAATGAATTATTATCAAATCGAAAGTTTGATTCCATTAAATTAATAAAAAATATTTGTTTATGCAAATTAATAAAATAATTATAAAATAATAATCTTTTTTCAATATATTTCAAAGAAATTAATAAATGAATTCATATTATATTAATTTTATTAAAAAAATAAAATATTGTTTCTTATAAATATTCTAGATACTAAAACATTATTGAATCTTCATAATTAATAATTATCATTTATTTTGAATAAATCATTTACTAATTAAAAATTATAATTTATATTCAAGCTTTATTTGACTTGACAATAAATTGATTATTATTAAAATAAAATAAATCATTTAAA